CCCTGTTGCTTCTGTGTTAGTAACTGCGGTATCTTCCGGCGTGGTTGCCTGCATGGTTTCTGCTTTGGAGTCGTCTGACATTAATTCGTTTTGAATAGTGACTGGTCTTTCTAAGTTTATTTCGAGGTTTAATTGTGCGAGGACTTGCTCTTCTATGTAAAGTTGTTTCTCTCCTACGGTCTGCTCCCATGCAATTAAGACAATCTTAGCGGTTGCTTCTGTGAATTCACTGCTTCCGCCGACTACAATCTGAGGGGTTCCTACTTCCTGATAGAATTTCTGTGTGAGTTCTTTTATCCATGGCAGCGGGTTTAAGGTTGAATTTGGGGCTACTCCTGTGTGTTCTTGGAGTGTTACTGCTCCTTTAGGGACAAAGATGTCTTCTCCATCATATCTGGCTTTGGCTGCCTTCTCTTTGATGGTTGCTATTTCGGTTTCATTATCAGTGTCTACTTCCCATAATCTTACGATTTGAAGCTGTGGCATGGGTTTGAGATTGATGAGGTTGCCTTCATTATCTCGGATAATGTGGGCGAAGCTGTCACCTGCTATTTCTGAAATCCTTTCTGCGTTTTCTAAGATGCTGTTGAATGTATCTTTTCCCCATCCTTTGATAGCTGAGAGAGCCATTTCTGTAATCTCGTTGGACGTGAAGCCTTTCCCTATTGTCCATCTGGCTTTGGCATCTATGGCGCTCTTTAGTTCTGATATTTCTTTGTAGTAACCTAATTGCTTTTCCCAGTTTGAGTTAAAATATTTGGTTTCTTTCTGGTCTTGGGCGGTATCTAATGTTTGTGAAGCTACCTCTACGTCTTGGAATGTGCTTACGTTATCGCCTGTTGCGGCGGAGTCTATTAGTGTTTCTGGCATTTTATACTTCTATTTTGAAAGGAACTTGAAATATCATTTTTGTTGATAAATTGACAACTGCTCCTCCTCCTGTTACTTCATTAGCAAGTCTGATGTTGGTTAATCCAGGTTCTTCAGGCAGCTGGTCATTTGATACTCTATCGGTTGGGTCATGCGCTATTATTAAATCTGCCTGCCAAGGTCCGTCTGCCGTAGTATCATACCAGCCTTCTACAGTTATTCTTAATTTCTCCCCTTTTTTGAAGTGCTTTTGTGTTGTGATATCACAGATGCATAAATGAGTTCTTGCGGCGTGGTTTATCCCTCCAGTATCTATACTTACAGAAGTACTCTTTGAAGTCCCAGTTGCTAAAAGTGTTTCAGCCGCTCCAGTTGTTACATGATAAGCTTTGACGATAACTTTAAAGCTAAAAGTGTGGGCAACTGCTAACCTTCCATCTATTCCCATTGGAACTGTAGCCAGTAATTTTCCAAAAATATTTCTCGAGGCGTTGAACAGAATGTCAAAATCTAAATCAAAATATTTTGTATATGTAATAGCTACTGCTGTATTCTGCAAATCAGTAGTTATTTCTTCTGATGGAATAATTATCGGCGATGCTATGTATTTTCCATTATCTCCTCTTGCTCCATAATAAGTTTCGTAACCAGTCCCATTAGCTATGTCTGTCCAGTCAAAATTCAAAAATTCACTCTTCGGCGGGAACAAACTCGGCATTACCATTCTGGAATTACCCCTGTTTTTCTATCTTCCCATGTTCCGGCTAATCCTAACATTACCTCTTCATCCCCAACATTCATACCGTTGTGCATTACTGCTCCTAATATCCTTCCCCACTTCTCGACTCTCCTTTTGCTGAGGATTATGTCGACCATCTCCCCAAGGATTCTTTCTTCGAGCCAAGACTGCGCTGTGTGTCCGCCTGCTTCGTTGAGTTCTGGAGCGTTGAGATTATCGAATCTAATCGGGAAATCAAAATCTCTTTCTCTCCATCTGACAGTGATTGTATCTCCGTCGTGAACTTTAACAACTTTCGCGTTAAAGTCTTCTGTAATCTGTTTATGTGGGCTGTCAAAATAATAGAATTGCATCTGGGCATTGGTGAGTTCTGGGAAATTATTAAAGTCATGTGGCATTGTTGATTATAAATTCTTGTTGTTTTTTATCTCTTAGCAGAGATAAATCTCTAAGCATGGAGTCTCTGAGGACTGTTATCATGCTTTCGGCTTCTGCTCTGGATGTGTAGCCTGACATATCATAGCTGATTGCTTCTATTGCTACGAAACTAGAGACGAAATTAGATAGAATTGGCTTTACATCGGCATTGGTTGGGAGATTATCTACCCAATTGTATCTGGTTAGTGTGTTCATTATTGCAATACCTCTGAGTTCTGCGTTCTCCATAGCTGTGGTATCATAACTCGCGCTGACATTCGCTCCGCTCTTCTGTTGGATTTCTGCTTCTGTTGTGATAACATATGCCATGTTTTATTGGTAATGGAGATAAATATTTAAACTTTTGGTCTTTAAACACCACGCGGCGCGGATAAGTGCTTCTGTGATGTGTGAGTATGTTCCGAAGATTTTCATCTTTCCTGCGTCTGTGTATTCTGCTTGAATGGAGCGGAGGGAAGCTGCTACATCCGGGTTTTCCTTTAGTTTTAGTCTTCCTTCTTCCATGACGACTAAGAGGTTGTTGTATAAATCCTCTTTGAGTAGTCTCTTTTTTCTTCCATCATCTCCCTCTTTTTCTAAGGCTCTGCTAGAATTGTTTATAGCGATTGTTTTTCGGCGGGTTTGATGATGGGTTAAAAGAGGGTCAAACACCCCAACACCCAGCCCGCCGTCATCGATGAATATCTTTTTATAATTGTATTGTGTGTCTTTGTGAAGGATTGTTCTTACGGTATCTGTGAGCATGGTTTTTGATGTGACGTGCAGGTCAATTTCATATAAGATTTTGTTCTTTTCTGCGAGGCTGAATAAGACGGAGTCGTCCCTTCCCATTCTGGCGACATCAACACCTAAGTAAGATTTATAGTTTGGGGGGATTGTGAATTTGTTCTTCATACAGGAGCGGATGAGTTCTTCGCTGAAAAATCTTCTGAGCTCATCAACAAACTCTCCCAAATACTCCTGTGCGTATTGGAGTTTTGACATACGTTCTTTCTCTTGGTCTAGGAATTCTTGGTTCTTTCGGGGGCAGTCTTCAGAACTGACATGGAAACTTGTGAAGGTGGAGTCTTCAAAACAGCGATAGAAGTAGCCGCCCTTTCCGAAAGGTGTTGATAGGAGAATAATATCTCCCCGAGTTACTGCAAGCATTGGTGTGACTGCTGTCCAGACTTCCTCTGGGATAAATGCGGCTTCATCCGCTATGAGTAAGTCTATGGTGTAGCCTCGAATTCCGTATCCGCTGAGGCCTGTAGGGAGACAATAAATAGTAGAGCCGTTTTTTAGTTGAAGTTTGCTCTTAGTGGGGCGGTTTTTGCCCGATTTTATCTCTTTTTTGTTAGTTTCGTAAATATAAGCGAGGACTTTCTCAAAAAGGAGCTGTGCCTGCCGTTCTACGCTGGCAATAACGAGAATATTCTTTCTGGGGTGTTTTAAGGCATACTCAGCGGCTTTTATGGAAATTACGGTAGATTTACCTACCTGCCTGCCAGAACGGAGCACTACGTTGCCTGTAGTGGCTAGAACACGCTCTTGCCAGCCGTCTAGTTTTAACATTTTGGGGATTTAGCTTCAAATGGGGTTATTGAATATTATCGTTAATTTTTTTTGTTTTAAAAAATTATAATTTTATAGTTTTTAAATTTTTTCCGGCTGAGTTCCTACACACATCAAAACAAACCAAACTCAAACTCGCTACATCCAATCATAACCATACATACACACCCCCGAGCGGAGCGAGGGGGTTAGGTCAGGACGCGAGCGAAGCGAGCGTCTGTTAAGTGCACCCTTTACGGGTGAGCGACCGAAGGGAGCGGAGTATTAAGCCCCCCACTATTCAAAGACTTGTGTTTGGATAGCGTTGGAAAAGGTGTTATAAACCTTTTTCATAAGCCCTGTGCCGAATTGGGAACATCACGCCCTCAAACGGAGATTTGGGGCGTTGAGTGACCGTTGAGGTTGTAGCGCAAGCGGAAAAGGGTGGGGGGCAGTTGCTGTCTCTTATACACATCTCCGAGCCCACGAGACGCTACGCTATCTCGTATGCCGTCT